GAAATAATATGACAAGACAAGAAGTATTGAACAACCAACTGGACGAGATCATGGACACCTTTGATTTCTATCAAGTCGGGAAAATGATGTCAGCCACCGATTGGATATGGGCGCGATCCGAAAATGGTGTCCCAGATCAGTATGAGTTACGGCAGGAGGCTAGGAGGTTGATGAAGCAAGCAATCGCGGGAGAAGATTGCGCTACTGGTGGCTTCCGAACTTGGGTTACTGACGGAACAGATAAGGATGGGCCTTGGACAAAACTCAACCTGTCTTTCGGTATTGACACCATCCACGATGGGGAGACTCACGAATAGAATTATGGAAACAAACGAAGAACTAAAAAAAGAAATCGCATCATTGAAACGCAGGCTCACATCAGCCCTCAAGCAGAGGGATGATTGGGCGATGAAGTATGCGAAGGTCATGGAATCTTTACCTCAAGAAAAAAATCTTAAAATTTCTTTTGACATTGCCGATAGAAATACTAATCTGAATGCTCAATGAACACACAATCTGAAAACATCGGCGACCTCGCAGCCGCTCTAGCAAAGGCGCAAGCGGAGGTCGGCACAGTCCACAAGGATTCAGCGAATCCGTTTTATAAAAATTCTTACGCGAGCTTGGCGGCGGTATGGGAAGCAACTCGCCCTATTCTGTCCAAGCATGGTTTGAGTGTTGTCCAAATGCCAAGCTCTGATGAGCGTGGATACTATGTTGAGACGCAACTAATGCACTCATCTGGTCAATGGATTCGTAGTCGGACATACATGAAGCCATCGAAAGACGATCCGCAAGGAATCGGTTCGCTGATTTCGTATGCTCGCCGATATGCACTCCAAGCGGTAACGATGGTATGCCCTGACGACGACGATGGAGAAGCGGCAATGGGTCGGAACACTCCCGCTCAAAAGCCCGTAGAATCGCCAAAGCCTGCCGTTAAGGTAGAGCCAGCCAAACCGCAGGAAAAGAAGCCTACAGAGGCTCCTAAAGCGAAAGAAGTGGCATCTAAATTCAACGGAGAGAATCATCAGGCACTCTTTCAAGAGTTGATGAAGCTAGGTTACACACCAGAAGAGTTCCTTGAAGCTCACAAGTGGGCAAAAGACGAGCGTGTTCCAGCGCAGGCTAAAGACTTTTTTAAGATGAGTGACAACACTTCATCTCTATTCCTTTTCGACGGCATGGATGCTATCAAGAAAACAATCGTAGCTTACAAAGCTATTGCAGAGTAACATTAACTAAATCAAATATATGGCTAAAGAAAACAGCGGATTCCTGAGTAAGAACAAATACAAAAAAGAAGACAAACATCCCGACATCAAGGGAAAAATCAATGTCGGCGGTAAAGATTACGAGCTTGCTGGATGGGAAAAGACAAACGATAACGGGAAGTATTATTCCTTGAAGTTGTCAGAACCACGGCAACAACAAGAAGCATTCTAACTTTGCGCGGCAAAGTGGGCGGGGGTTAATGGTTTCTCCCCCGTCCACACGCGCCAAATCCTATGAGTTACCTAGTCCTAACAAAGCCGATCAATTTAGATCACTACACATTCGCCAAGTTTTTTAATAGCGAAGACGAGGTTGTTGACTACATTAAAGCAACTCCACAGGATAAATTTCAACGTGACATCAGGGTAATTTCCGAAGCGACTTGCAAGGTCACTCACGATTTCGATGACGAGGACTTGCTTGATACCTATGTAGAGATTCGCGCAACAGCTTTAATTGATGAAGAAAACGAATAACGACTCTTTTCTTGGACTATATGTTACCAACGACATCAAGAGATCGCTGGATAAGATAGCAAAATCTGAACACAGAAGCCTTTCAGGTATGGTTCGCGTTATTGTCGAACAATACTTGAGTAAACAAAAACCAAAATAAAAACCAACACATGACAACAACACTAAAGGGTTCATTCAAGACCCCTAAAGGAATAATCGAACGCACTCAATTAGCGGAAATGCTTTCTGCTAAATATAAAACAGATGTTAAGACAGCACTACGTCTTATCAAGGTCTGCGAACAAGACGATATGATTGACGAAGACGCTCCAGCAAACCATTTCGAGTTGCTGGAAGAAGCCTGTGCAATCCTTGCATTTGATCGCGGAGAGATCGACGCGAAAGAACTAAAGATGACTATCGTTAAGGAGGAAGTTAAACAAGGCACGGAAGAGAGCATTTTGGAAGCGGCAATTACTACTGGTATGCACAATGGATATACCGCGCTGGCAGAACGCTATGAGTTCAACAACCTAACTCAGTTCGTCCCACGGGAAGGCGTGATTCCTTGTCCAGAGGATTATGCGGCGGCAATCGGTCTAGGTGTGGACATGAGCAGTAAAGGAATGTGGCTTGCTGGTGAAGGCATCCGTCATCTGTATGCTTTGGGATACGAGAATGTTGTTACTCAAATCGCGGCAAACCTAAAGTTGTCATACTCTCATGTCTCGGCATGGGCAAGGACAGCACAACGCATTCCTATTAAATATCGTTCGGAGATTTCGCCAACCGTAGCAGTCGAGATTGCCTGCTCCAAATACTCGGAGGACGAGAAGGAAAACAACAAGAAAGTAATCGAGTTAGTCGAGAAGGCTTGCAAGGAAGGCTGGACGGCACTAGAAGCTCGCAGTCATGTCCGCATGGAGCAAGGCAAGGAACCGCTTGGTAAAGCTCCAAAGCAAGCTCCGTGGATCAAAGAGTTCGGTAGTGCTGAAGAATTGTTGATCGTTGCCAGCCAATACAACATCGGCGGTGGAGCTGGAGAGTTAGATCAATATCACTTCATCGGTAAACTGGTTAAAATTTTCCACTTGTTGCGGGAAGAAACCCGTTCGGCAATCAAGCTCATCATCGGAGATCGCTTGAAAGCGCATGAGAAGCTAGAGAAGTCCGGCAAGGCTGGTCTATTTGATGAAGACACAATCCAAGAACTCAAGAAACTTTCCAAATGAAGACAAACAAAAGCAAACAAACGGAAGTCCAGTTGCCATCAGACCACTCTAAATGGGCAAACTACAAACAACCTAAAGAGACAGGCCCGATGGGAGAAACTGGAATCTTGTCGCTCAAAGACATTGCAGCAAGCATTCAGAAGACCATTGAGCTGAACGATAGTGAGTTGTCAGACAAATACGGAACTCCACTTGGCTACCAGTTTCCGAGTGAGGTAATCGAGAAATTTGATGAGGCTCGTTTCCTGTGCCTGCTAATAGACGCATACTTGACTTCCTTCGGGGAGTTCTTTCAAGGCAATCAGAGTGTGCAGTCTTTCCTAGAAAATCTGGAAAAGATCAAGTCTGGCTTGAAGTAATGCACACTCTTAACGCATCCGTCCCGCAACATATCTACGGATTCGTAGAGAAGGAGATTCTTTACGGGCTTGATATGGAGGCGGGGACGGAGCCGTGTGTGATAACGGGTGTTACATCTATCCCATCTCGCGCTTTGCATTTCTCCATCCTGTGCGAAAGCGGAGCGCAATGGGCGAGGATTCCGTTGCATTACTTGTATCACGACAAACCGGGGGATGAATACCATCCGCTTGAAGACCTGCAAATGTGGGACTGCATGGGCTGGGAGTTTTCAGTTTGCCAGTATTACTACTTCCGCGAGATGTCATGCACATTCAGGAGTAGGAGCGGCAAGGAGATTCCTGCTAGGTATTGGTTCACCTTGGATCACACCGACAACGGCTATAGCCTCTCGCCAGTTCAGCATAAGTGCTACCATCTTCTTCTTCTGGAAGATGGTAGCTCGCAGATCGCGGCAATGCCAAACAATCGAATCCGCTGGCATGATCCGTCATTTGCGAATAGCGAATCTCCCCTTCCCAAATACAAGGTCATGGCGAATTTGACTTGGCATTGCGAGTCTCCTAGCTTAATCAACCCACAAGATACTGCAATTACACAAGATGCCTAAAAGAAAGAACGGAGAGTTGACAGAGGGAGAGAAGCGATACTGCATGGAGAGAGTTCGCGGAAAGAGTCTCGCCAAGGCATACGAAGCGTCTGGTTATGCCGCCACACATGGCAAGTATGCGGCAATCAGAGGAGCTAAGATTGAGAATCGCCCTCATGTGCAGAAGTATATGGAAGAATTGCGGGAATCCGTATGGGTTCAGAACGCAATGTCGATTGCCGAGAAGCGTTCCCTTCTGGCTGATGTTGCAAGATCAAAGCCAGCAGACATTACCGAGGAGTCTCCAATCGCATCTTTGTCCGTGGATGGAGAGGGTAATCGAAGTCTGCAAGGCCCGAAGGTTGGGGACAAACTAAAGGCTATCGAGCTAGACAGCAGGCTTTCTGGCGAGCTTTCTGGTGACGATCAGAAGAACCAAATTTTGATCCAGCTTGTGAATGACAGGCTGGAAATGCCAAGCATGGGGGAGGTGAAGGAAATTGAAGAGTAGTAAAGGACTATACGCCAACATCAACGCCAAACGCGAGCGCATCGCGGCTGGGAGTGGAGAGAAGATGCGGAAGGTTGGGAGCAAGGGCGCACCTACCGCGAAAGCGTTTAAGCAGTCAGCGAAGACTGCCAAGAAGTAAAGCAAAAGGGGATTGGTTTTTAAGGCCAATCCCCGTTTTGTTGTGTGTTTATATTTTTCTTGCGTAGTTTTTTAGAAGGCAGATCACTTTATCTGCATCAGATTCTCGATAGTTCCAGACATCCCCTATCGGCAATCCGATTTTCTGCTTCAGTTTGATTATCAGTTCAATTTTCTTCTTCGCGTTTGATGCGCGTGAATTCATTCGTTCCTCCTTTCCGTTTGTATGCCAGAACCTTGCCATCTTCTGACAAGATACAGCAGTTGTCTTTTATGTGTTCTACTCCGTAAATCTCGGCGAGTGGGAGGGAATCAAATGCCCGATTCTCGTAGGTTGTGGAAATGATAACCATTTTGTTGTGTGTTATTTAATTCTGATGATCCTGTGGACACGATCAAACATCTCGCATCCGTCGATGAAACCAATCTCGTATGCGATTCTGTCTAGTTCCTTGCGGTAATCGTTGTAATTGAATCCGCATTCGTATCCGTCTTGAAAGCCTTGATCGTATGCCTTGCGTTGCCAGTAGTCCGTAAAGACCGGATCGCATATCCGTTCATAGAATCCAGCGTCTGCATTTAGGGTGACGAGTGATAGGATTAGTGCTGTTAGTATCTTTTTCATGGTGTGTTTATTTCCAGATTTTACCGATAAGCTCCAAGTATTTCCGCATAGGTGTCCGTTGTGGGACAATCCTGCGAGTTCCATCCCGCCGAATCCACTCGCAATCGTCCAGAGTTCCGTCCGGTTGATACCAACCAGAGCATCGTCCGGTGAATTGCGGTGATGTTATGTTGTGCAGGACGAATCCGTTCTTTGGGAATATCCCGCCGTTTTCAAATGTGGCTTTCTGTATTTTCATTTTATTCATCCTTTCCGATTGCGTTAAGGGCGCGAGCAAGAATGTATGCCCGTGTGTCATTATGATTGACCACCATTGCGGCTATGTCCTGCAATGCTGTTAGCAGTCTTTTCTCGCGGGAGTTCATACCCCGTTTGCGTGTGTGTTTTGTCCAGTTGCTTTGTGTTGGTTTCATTTGGTTTTTTTGGTTTTGGGTTGTGGGTAATAGGATGACCGGAATTTCGGCGTGTAGTTTTCGCA